CAGAAGCGATGGCGACTGAAGCGGAGCGCGGTCTTGAATGGCGGCGTGAATTTAATCGCGGCGGCACAGAAGTGGGCGTTGCCCGCGCCCGCGATATTAGCAATCGAAAAAATCTTTCTGCCGATACGGTCAAGCGCATGGTTAGTTATTTCGCCCGGCATGAAGTGGACAAGCAGGGCGAAGGATGGTCACCGGGAGAACCGGGATACCCAAGCGCCGGACGTATAGCGTGGGCGCTTTGGGGCGGTGATGCAGGCAAGTCTTGGGCGGCAAAGATTGTCAGGCAAATGGACGATGAATGATGGCGCGAAAGCCCGCATTCATCAGCCACAGCCCTGAGCGCGAAGCTGCCATTCAGTCGCGTCTATTGGACGTGATGGAGACGCGTTTTCGTCGCAAGATTGCGGGCGTGGTGGCCGATGAGAGCAAGCGGTATCTCGAAGCGTATCAGGAACTAGGATATGTCCCCGCCCCGTCGGATGATGACGTGCAGGCGTTCCGAGACCTGTATAAAGAGATGGCCCTTCAGACCGTGCGGACGTTTGGGGCGCGTGTTGTCAGTCAGGGCAAGGCACTAGGCTATGACCTTGAAGCCAAACAGGAGGGCGGCTTTGCGGCGCTGTTCCGGTCTTTGGCTCTGGCGTGGATTAACCTAGAGCCAATCCGAAAGCGTATCACCCGCGTGACTGAAACAACCCGCAGCCGCATTGTCTCGGAGGTTGCGCGAGGACAGCAAGACGGGCTTGGCGTTGATGCTATCGCCAAGGGCATCAATAATCGCGTGCCGTCCATCTCACGGGCGAGAGGCGCGTTGATAGCGCGAACCGAAACGCACAATGCGGCAAACTACGCCATGCACGAGACCGCCAAGTCCACCGGGCTTGAGTTGGAAAAGGAATGGGTCAGCACCGAAGACGCGCGGACGCGCAACTTTGGCGACGATGCGGAATATGACCACGTTTCAATGCACGGTCAGAAGCGAGCGATGGATGAGCCGTTTTCTATGCCGTGGATTGGCGGGCCGGACTTGTTGATTATGTATCCCGGCGAGGCGGGCAAGCCGGGAGCGGCGACTATAAATTGTAGGTGTAGTAGCATACATCGCGTGGTCGGGCTTGACGACTAGGGCGGACACCGCCTAACATATTTGCATTCATATTGACCTTCCTGACTAGACTGCCTTCGGGCGGTCTTTTTTTGTGCCTGAGCCATGACTTTGCAACTTTGCAGTTTCGTGTTATAACTTTGCAAAGGCCGTTGTGAAACGTCCGAAGCCCTTAGATGGAGCCTTACATGCTGCGCAATTACGCACGCAAAGACGGTGGCGAGCCGCTCGAAACCAAGCTGGCGCACGGACTGACAATCAAGTCCGAAGGCGAGAGCGAAGAATATCTTGAAATCATGGGCTACGGCTCGGTGTTCGGCAACCGCGACAACGGCGGTGACATTGTTATGCCGGGCGCTTTCAAGGAGTGCATCGCATCCGGTCGGCGCGTGAAGATGCTTTGGCAGCATGACGCAAGCCAGCCAATCGGCGTCTGGGATGAGATGTCCGAGGACGAAAATGGCCTGCGCATGAAGGGCCGGGTCGCCAAAAAGGGCAAGGGCGGCGAGGTTGCGGAACTCATCAAGATGGGCGCGGTCGAAGGGCTTTCCATTGGCTACCGCACACAAGAATACGAAATGGACATGGACGAAGGGTCACGCAAGCTGACCAAGCTGGACCTCTGGGAGACCAGCGTCGTGACATTCCCCATGAATGAATTGGCTGGAATCTACGCGATGAAGGCTGACGAAATTACACAGCGCGACCTAGAACGCGCGTTCAAGAATATGGGCCATTCGAACCGCATGGCGAAGGCTATGGCGGGTGGCGCATGGAAGGCACGGGCCGAGGTTCTGCGGGACGCAGACACGGACGTTCCTGAGCAGGTTCAACGGGACGTTGACGAACTCAAAGCACTTTTGACCGAAACCCTGCAAACGATTGGAGGACGTTAATGTCTGATTTTGCAGAAATCAAAGGGCTTGTTGAGAAAATCAACCCGACCCTTACCGAACTGCGCGGCGAAATCGACGCGCTCAAAGCTGCGGCACCAACTGACGTAGTGACCGAGGAAAAGCATCAGCGCATGGCTGACGACATCACGGCCAAGCTGGCTGAGATGCAGACCAAGCAAGCCAAGTTGGAAGCGGCCATGAACCGTCCTGGCGCTGGCGCAGGCAAGGGCATGGATGGCGAACTTGAGCAGAAGCACAAGGACGCATTCCGCCAGTATATGGCAAACGGCACCCTGCCGGACGGCTTCAAAGCAGGTTCCGAGGGCATCGAAGTCAAGGCCATGTCCACCGACGTGAACCCCGACGGCGGCTATCTGGTACGTCCGGAACTGTCGAACACCATTATCACCCGCGTGTTCGAGACCTCCCCGCTTCGTCAGGTGGCGAACGTGGAGCGCACAGGTGCGAAGTCCATCGACATCCTGATTGACGACCAAGAAGCGGCTGCACGCTGGGTCGGTGAAGGCGCATCTGGTGGTCAGACTGACACGCCTCAACTTGCTCAGAAAGTCATCGCGGCTCACAAGATTGAAGCCGACCCGCGTATGACGACCGAGATGATTGAGGACAGCTATCTCGACGTCGAAGCATGGCTTGCTGGCAAGGTTGCCGACAAGTTTGCACGCACTCAGAACACCGCCTTTGTTTCCGGTGACGGCATCGGCAAGCCTCGCGGCTTCCTGACATATGCGGCGGCGGCAGCGGCTGGCACATATGAGCGCAATGCAATCACTCAAATCAACATGGGTTCGGCGGCTGCGCTGAACGCAGATGGTCTGATTGAAGTGCAGAACGGACTGAAGGAAGAATACCAAGCGGGCGCGGTCTTCGGCATGAAGCGCACCACGTTTGGCGCGGCCCTGCAACTCAAGGGCAACGACAACTATTTCTTCAGCCCGGTTCTGATGCGTGACGGCCAAGCGTCTATCCAGCTTCTCGGCAAGCCCGTTGTCTTCATGGACGATATGCCTGCTGTTGCTGCAAACGCTCTGTCTGTTGTCTATGCGGATTTCGGTCGCGCATACACCATCCTCGACCGCGTTGGCCTTCAGGTTCTGCGTGACCCGTACACCAACAAGGGCTTCGTCACATACTATACAACGCAGCGCGTTGGCGGCGATGTGACCAGCTTTGACGCTATCGTTATCGGAAAGGTGGCAGCATAATGGCACAATTTGACATGCGCAATAATGCGGAGTTTGGCCTTGGCCTCTCCGCTACACTGAGCGGGGCAACCCCGGCAGCAGGCGACTGGATTGATATGCAGGGCTGGGAGGCGCTGACCTTCACAGTGTCCACAGGTACAGTCACAGACGCAGGCACCGCATCGGGCTTCTCGTTCGAGGTTCAGGAAAGCGACACAACAGCCGCAGCAGCCGCAACAGCCGTTGCCGATGCTGACTTGGTTGGACTGGAAAGCGCCTTAACCGTGACCGCAGACACCGACGACGACAAGCTGATTGGCTCCATCGGCTACATCGGCTCGAAGCGTTACGTCCGCATTGTGGCAACCGGGACAACCGGGACAGATGCAGCCGTGACCGTCCATGCTCGCAAGGACAAGGGCGCGGTGATGGCAACAGCCACCATCGACAGCGGTACAGCGGCGACCTGAGTTTAGAAGCGGGCGGCTTCGGTCGCCCGTCACTAAGCGCAGGGGCATCCAATGACGAACATCAACTGGTCTGAATTGGTGGACGCCACCGAGGACAACAAACGCGCGGCTGACATCCTCATTCGCACTGACGACAACATGGAGCGCAGAGCGCCATATAACGGCGGATGGATTTACCTGCACGACAGCACCCACACCGTTGACAATAAGCAATCCATTACAGCCGACACGCTCACGCACATGACGATTGACGGATTGGCGGACGACAGCACAACCGACTATCGGCGCGGCATTTCTCTGGACATATTCGGCGGCAGCACAATCCAGCCGTTCGCCATTGGCGAGGCGTACAACATCAACCTCACATTCCGCATCAGCAAGGCCACCAGCACGGCGACCTTTGCCGAGATAGACGTGGGCATTGGCTCGGATTACAGCACCATCATCGCGCGAGACCGTCGGGCTTTGACCAAGGGCAGCGGCGTCACGGACTTTCTGTTTTTCAACGGGACGCTGTTCGTGACCGCACCGTTTGCTCAGTATGGAGCGCGGTTCTTTATCAGCTGCTCGGAAAATGTTAGTATCTGGGACAAAGCTATCATGCTGCAAAGGACGCACAGCCCATGACGCGCATCAAAATCCTCCGCACATTCCGCATCGCGCTGGACGGCATCACCGTGCAGACGTGGCATCCCGGCATGGAGCGGGACGTTGACGATAGCACGCTGGCATTGCTCATCGACCAAGGCGCCTGTGAAATTGTGACGAAGGCGCACGACGGCGCGCCTGAGAATAAGACGCGCAAGCCGAAAAAGCCTAAGCTGGTCGGAACTGGTGTTCAAAAGGGCCTGTTGAAATGAGGTTCAACCGCAAGTCCGTTACCGTCACGGCATCGACCGACGACCCGGCCATTTCACTCGCGGACATGAAGGGCTTTCTGCGTGTCGATGGAACCGCAGATGACGACCAGATTACAGCATACAT